ATCCTGGCCACCGCGCACCGAATAATAGACTCCACGCGCACGACAGATAGACCCATGGCGGCAGCTATCTCCTCGGGCGTCATGCCGCCAGCTTCCCGTGACCGTTGGATTAGACGGCGAGCCTCGTGGTGGAGCTCAAGCGGCAGGTCCCACTCGGGCGACGTCCTCACTTGTCCTGGCACGGTTGCTCCGCGTCAAAAACCAGCAAAAACACGAGAGAACAAGCAGCGTGAGCCAAATGCGGCAGCCCGCTCTCAACGTCGCTAAGCTGTCCGTCGCGCCACGCCAGCATGTGGCGCATGGCCGCTGCGTAGTACCTGTCACGAGCGCGGTCAACGTCGCGCCAGTTACCATCTCCGTACTTACTCGCTCCGTACCCCAGGACGCGCGCCATGGCCAGCAGCGCAGACGGCGGGAACAGGTCTAGCCTATCCTTGTCCCTATCGTCTTTGCGACCGCGCAGGCGCGGCTCCGGCGCGGACCAGCCTACGAAATGACGCGCAACCCATTCAGCGACGCTTTCCCCCGGTGAGTAGTCGCCGCGATAGAAGCCACGTGCCAGCTCTGCACCATCACAGCGTACATAACCGCCATCTGCGACTTCCATCTCACCGACTCGCCTGTCAATGATGACGCTGCAGTTTTTTATATCAATCATGCTTCACCCTATCCATCAGAATGTTCTTGCAGACTCGTGAAGCGTTCGGGCACAGCGGGTCAAGCGCGACCTCGCACAGCGCGAGTACCTCGGGGGCAGCACCACCCATCATCGCGCGCACAGCGTCGTCTGTGAGCTCGTGAGGAGGCAGCGGCTGGTCGCATCGGGTGAAACGGTGTTTGCGGCTCTTCATGCGCACACCTTCTTTGCGAGCTCGTGGAGCTCGGCTAGTTGCGTTTTGAGTTCTTCTCGTTCGCCGGCGGCGGTGGTGACGGCGGCGGCGGCGCGGGCGTAGTCGGCGGCGTTGGCGGCGGCGACGGCGCGGGAGGTGTAGCGGGCGTCGGCGGCGTAGCGGGCGGCGGCGCGGGCGTCGGCGGCGTAGCGGGCGGCGTAGTGACCGTCGTAACCCTTGGCCCTATCCGCGCAGCCTTCGGCGAAGAGCGCCGCCGACTCGGGGTCGACTCTACCTAACAACCAACACAGCCAATCCACTCGGTCTAGGCGGAGCAGGATCTCCTCTGCCGATCCCTCCTGAGTGTGCACCCAATCAAAAGCGGGGAGACAGGCCTTGAGGGCCCCCATCCTATCCAGGAGGTCTTGCTTACTCCGCATAGTGCACCGCCTTGTCTATTTGCGCTTGCGTCATGTTCCATGCGTAAGGGGCCCTCGCCATGATGTTCGACGCCTCCGCCACGTGGTTGAGCCCAAGCGCGTGCAGTAGCTCGTGGGCGGCATGGACGGGAGATGCCCGGTCAATCAGCGTAACCACGGCTCCTGCCTCCGAGCGGACGCACTTGCCGACGTAGCAAGCTGTCTCCGTGCACGGCAGCCACAGGGCACCACGAACCACGATACCGTCGTCGACCCCGCTCTCACTGTGCGCCACGATGACCTCGAACACGGGCTCGCCGATGATGTCGTTTAGACTGTGGGCGGCTTGGGCCACCTCGCCGAGCATGTAGTGCGCACTTGGCGCGACGTAGACTATTGCCGTCCTGTCCAGCGCGCAGGACGCAGACAGCAGAGAGCACGCGACTAGCATACCATGCATATAACCCACTCCCCGTAGTAGTTGGTGCACAAGAATATCGCGTACTTGACGACGGGTGTCATGGCGCAGCCTCGGCTTCGGCCTGGGTAAGGGCATGGTGGTCTGCCACGGCCTTTTCCAACTCCGTGTATAGCCTGGTGGCCTCGTCGTGGATTGCTATGAAGTTCTCGTTACTAACAGGGTCAATATCCAATGACCGCAAGACCTGGATCGCCATCCTCGCCTGTGATGCGAGGTCGCCTAGGTCTGATGCCGCTTCGTATAGCCGCATTGTCATGTGGTACATTTTATCTGTCACGACATGCTCCTTCGCTGCATCGAGGCAAGCGCTGATTCTAGAACTTCGATTCTGTCGTTCAGGTTCTCGACCTCAGCCTCAAGCGCGAGGACGTCCGCCCCGTCTCCGTCAACAGTCTCCTCTAGCAGAGCTATCCTGCCGACTAGCTTGGCGAGCTCCTTCTGAACGTGCTTCACGAATCCCTTGATGGACATTTCGGTCATTTGAAATCTTCTTTCAGCGATGAGGACAGTGTACGTAAGGTGTTGCTTAGTAACAGCCGTTTTTCAGCAAGCTCGGCAAGAAAATTATCAACAGCAACCTGGTTGTTATTCCTCTCCTCCAGCAGCTGTCTTAGACTGCGCTCTAGCCACTTGATCCTGTTCAATGTGTCGCATGCCGAGTCCATGACTCCTAGAGTGTTGTTACCGATCATTTCTTCTTCTTTCGTTTTGGTGGAGACACGATGTCAAGGACAGCTGCGATGTTTGGATGTTCGTGCTTGAGCATCCTCATTTTTAGCCGAAAAACCGGAGTTTGGATGCCTTTAGCCTCTACGTACCTTACTATCTTGTCGTCTTCGACGATTGCGAAGTCACAGACGTACTTCGCGCCGCACGCGAACTTTATCGGGACCTGCTCTAGGAGCACCTCATTTGGCAGCAGGGCCGCCTTTAGGGCTGCGGCCACCTTCGCCTCGAACTTGGAAGCGTAATGCCCGGTTCGGACTGCGCGGTACTTGGAACGCCTAACCGCCATTGCCCCCGGGCCTCACCGGTGATCCGTTAGCGTCTACGCTGATAGGCCTGATACCGCTACTGCCAAATCCGTTTGCGCCACGCGAGGTATCGCCGAGCTCCGAGCACGCGTCGAACTTGAACAGCAAGTGCGGAACGACGACAAGCTGTGCGATTCGATCTCCAGACCTTACTGTCCATTTTTCTCGTAACGAAGCGTTCTGTGCGATGGCTCGAATCTCTCCACGGTATGCCGGGTCTATTGTGCCGGTGTGGATCGTGAATCCTTGACTGGAAAGCCCGCTCCTCGGAAGCGAGAACGCAACGTACCCAACGGGGAGCTCGATTGCGATGCCGAGGGATATCGTCCGCATCTCGCCTGGGTACAACGTCCACTCCTCTATTGAGTGCACGTCCGCGCCAGCATCGCCCTCGCGCTGGGCAGGGATGATTGCTCTCGGGTGCAGAAGCTTGATCTTGATATTCATCGGACTCATGTACCCCCCCCAGCTCTGAAAACACTTCGGCGAAGGCGAATGTCTGACGGCTTATCCATGGCTACCACTCCTCCTCGCGATCTCATGCACGGTTGGTGCCCTCCCAAATATCGTCGGCTACGTCGTCGAGGACTTCAGACGAATAAACAGAACCTGAGCGCACTTCATCGGCGGCTTCGCGCCTGATCTGCTCCACAATGCGCCTGCGCTCTCGTATCGCGTATTCAGCGGCACTCGCGCGAAGCTTGGCCACGCCAGCCAGGGCCACGACCATGGCCCCCACTACGGAGCCCAGAAATAGCCCAGCTCCAGCTGCGACAGTCTCATACATTGCGCACCTCGACGTTGCTCTTGTGTACGGGGGCCAGTCCGCCCCACGCGAACCTCACCACCATCGTTTGGTGGTCTACCACGCGAACGACCTCAGCTGGCTCTCCAGCTAGCGTAAGCCGGCATGCGTGCTTGGACGGGCGCTGGTCGGTCATGATGGCGTATACAGGTGAGCGTATGATTGCCCTAGTCATTGCACAACTCCTCAAGTTCCCACGCAAGTAGCCTCAACGCGACCAGCAACTCTTCGTGCACAGCAGCCGCAACCACGACGTGCTTTGGACCAGCGTAGGCACGTACGTGTGAGCCTCCTGGGTAGAATTGCGCGTTCCAGTGCATTCGCTCACAGAGAACACTCTCGACCCTCCGCATTGCCGCTCCCACCTGCTGGTGGGGGGACGGGACTGGATTTGGCTCGTGCCACAAAGGCAAATCAATAACAGGCACGCGCAACGGTGCTGGGCGCCTCAAAACTGTGTTTTCGCTCATGGTTGGTACTCCTCAGCTGACGTAATCAGTTCGACTGCAGACAGGTCCAGTGCAGCAGCAATACGTAGTAGCGTTGCGATTGATGGAATGTTCCCCTTTGTTTCCAACCTCACCACCCCCTGGCGGTGCATGCCGGCGAGAAATGCGACCTCGCCCTGGGTCAGGCCCAGTTCCAGCCGCCGGCTACGTATCGCTGCTGCAATGTCCATGTCCAAACAGTACACGGTTCCCAGCCGGGGTGCAACGTTTTTGTTTCGAACCATTTCTGTTGCACACCGGGACGGCAGGCTGTAGGCTGAGGGTATGACAAAAACAAAAAACGGGAACGGGTTCAGCATCGAGTGCGTAAGCATCACGACCACGGCCGGGTTCTACCCGGAGTTTCTTGTTAGCGTGTGCGTCGAGGACTTCGAGGAAACGAACCTCGTCTACGATTGCACGTTGTACTATTCGAGTTTAGACAACGAAGTTGTCGACGTGTCCGACGTCAGTCTGAACGGCGTAGAACAGGACGTGTGGCCAGAGGGGCTGGAAGAATTCCTGCGCTCGGAACAGGCGGAAAGGAAGCTCCGGGATACCTCCGACTGGTTCCTGGAAACTGCCGATCTTACCGACGCGGGGCTCAAGTGAGCGAGCGCGAGGAGTGGCTGGCCAAGCGCCGCAATTTTGTGACCGCAAGTGACTGCGCCGCTCTGCTGAACTTGAGCCCGTACAAGACTCGCGACCAGTTGCGCATGGAAAAGATGGGGCTGGCCGACGAGTGGAAGGGAAACGAGGACTCTGAACTCGCTTTGCTATTCGAGGAACGATTCATCCAGGTGTCAGGGATCCGATTCGGATGGAACGTAAAGCCATGGGGGCTCAACATGGTTTCAGACTTCGCGTGCCAAAGGCTGGGGGCAACACCGGACGCGGTATTGGAAACTCCATGGGGAACCGCGATAGCCCAGTACAAGTGGACAACCTGCCAGGCGAAAGAAGACTGCGAGCCACTCACGAAGAAGGGGAAGCCGTCTACCGCTGCGTATCTAAACGGTCCTCCGCTCCACTATCAGATACAGGTACAGGCTGAGATGGCTTGTATGAACGTAGAACACGCGTCACTGGTGGTGATGCACATGGCTAACGGCACTAAGAAACTGCGCGCCTATTACATTCCACGTCACGACGGCGTGATTCGCAAAATACGTGAGGAAACAATGAAGTTCTGGAAGGAGATTGAAGGATGACCACGTCAGTCACGAAGCACGAACAACTCGACGATGGTCAGTTGTTACTACTCAAGAACACCATCGCAAAGGGCGCCAGCACGGCCGAGTTCGACATGTTCGTCCAGGTATGTAATCGGCTACGGCTTGACCCGTTCAGTCGTCAGATTTTTTTAGTGAAGCGCTACGACAGCTCGTTGCGCGCTGAGGTGGCTCAGCCCCAGGTGTCCATTGATGGATTTAGGCTTGTTGCGGAGAGAACTGGACAGTACCGAGGTCAGACACCGCCGCAATGGTGCGGCAGGGACGGCGTGTGGCACGACGTGTGGCTGGCGGACGAACCGCCAACTGCAGCTCGTTGTGGCGTGTACAGAGAGGGTTTCGCGGAGCCGCTGTACAGGGTGGCTCGCTATGCAAGCTACGTACAGACAACTCGCGACAAGCAGACCGGGCAAATGCGTCCAAACAGGATGTGGTCGACTATGCCGGACGTAATGTTGCATAAGTGTACGGAAATGCTCGCTATTCGGGCAGCGTTCCCAAACGAGCTTTCCGGAGTGTACGGCACCGACGAAATGGGACAGGCAAACAATGAAGACGCACGCGCGTCACTGCCTCGCGTGAGAGCGACGCTCGACGACGTTGCTGCACCAGAGCCCAGGGCGCTGCCAGCACCCAAGGGGCTGACTAGGGCTGAGATGTCCGAGGCTACGCGTGAAGCGCGCGCTATGCGCGGGCCCGACTACGTTGCCGCACCAGAGCCAAAAACGCTCACGCAATCGCAGCTGTCAGGCTCGCCTGGATATCGCGAGGCCGTGGCAGTGCGCGAGCCAGACTGCCTAGACGGCACGACCGACGAGGCGAAGTTTGACGAGTACGGTCTGCAGATACCAAATCACCCGTGCCCGGTGGTGACAGGTAAAGGACCGCACTCTGGCAAGCGCTGGGACGAGCTGCCTGGCCCGCTGGTGAACAAGATGTATGCGGACAACTCGGGCAAGATGACCATGGAAAAGGTCGAATGGTGCGAATACCTGATATCGAATCGGGCCGCACGGAAAGCACAGGAGAGTGGAAAGTGACAACTCACGATTTTGGAAGCGGTCCAGTAGCGGCACACCAGCATCCAAACGGAGGCGGGTGGGTCGCAGACACCGCGTCTGTGGAGTCGACCGCGCTTGTGAAGCTAGGCGCTCAGGTGTCCGGAGACGCTCAGGTGTCCGGTCACGCAGACGGGAGGTTGCAAAGTGAGTAGCACAAACGTGGTCGTTATCGACGGGTACCTGGGCAAGGATCCTGAACTCCGTCACTCCAACTCTGGGTGCGCCTTCCTGTCGTTCAGCGTGGCGGTGAAGGCGTGGCGCAAGAGCAAGGAGGGCGGGGGGCAGGAAGTCACTAGCTGGATTGACTGCCAGGCAATCGGGAAGCGAGCAGAGTCACTAGGCAATGTGTTGCATAAAGGGCTGTTCGTGGTCATCAGCGGAGAGTTGCAACAGGAGACGTGGGAGAAGGAAGGAAGGAGGCAATCTAGGCTGCGGGTTATCGTGAACAACCTTTCGCTGGGGCCGCGTAGCGATGGCCCGCGATCACGTGTAGATTCCCAGAGTCAAACGATCGACGACGACCAAATCCCATTCTGAGGAGGCAACGTGAAGGCGTGGAAATCGGTCGACTGGACACTGAGCAACGCGAATATCGCGAATATTCAGGGCGTAAACATCAAGACGGTGGCCAAGTACCGTTGCGCGTTTGGCCAAAAACGAGAAACGCCGGCTCAGTCGGTGGACAAAAAACTTGCACGCGCCGACTGGAGCAAGACGAACGCAGAGATAGCACGGGAGTTTGGCGTTGACCTTGAGTCAGCAGCAAAGAGGCGACCGGTTGGTACCGTACCAGCGAAGCAGCTGGCACGGAGAGAACTGGAGGAGAGCGTCGATTGGACAAGCGTCGACTGGTCAAAGTCTGACGGGCAAATAGCGTATCAAAAAAGAGTCCTTATTTCCACCGTAGTCAGTAATCGAGCAAAAAGGGAAGCGAATGACAACGTATGATTTTGAGGACGGCCTAGGGCCAGTCGCCGCACACCAACACCCAAACGGAGGCGGATGGGTCGCAGACACCGCGTTAGTGGATGCAACCGCGGAGGTGTTCGCAACCGCGGAGGTGTTCGGTAACGCCAAGTTGTTCGGTAACGCCAAGTTGTTCGGCAACGCGAGGGTCTACGGCAACGCGATGGTCTACGGTAACGCGAGGGTCTACGGTAACGCGAGGGTCTACGGTAACGCGAGGGTCTACGGGGACGCGAGGGTCTACGGCAACGCGAGGGTCTACGGCAAAGCGAGGGTCTACGGCAACGCGAGGGTATGCGGCAACGCGGTGGTGTGCGGTGGGGCGAAAGTGTACGGGGACGCGGTGGTGTGCGGGGACGCGGTGGTGTACGGGAACGCTAATGCGTACGGGAACGTTAAGGTGTCCGGAGACGTGTGGACATTTGGGGACGATCCAGCGCCGACGCGAGAGGAGCAGGTCAGGCTCGCGAGGCTCGTACTCGAGCAGGCAGATAACGGACTCGTGGACACGAAATCATGGCACTGCGGCACATATCACTGCGTTGCAGGCTGGGCGCAAGTGCTCAGAGGCAGGAGAGAGTGCAGTGGCTCCGCGTACGAGGACGGCGTCAAACTAATACCGCTTATGGCCCCGCACTTCTTCGAATCCTCAGAAGTCGCAATCAAGAAGCTGACGGACCTGGCGCGGGGCTAGAAGCCTGCGGCGCGCACAGCTGCTAGGATAGCCAGGCCGGGGTCGCTCTTTGTTGAGCGCGCGTGGAAGTGGCCTACTACGCCGCGGAAGCGCTCCCAAGCGTCTCGCCCCATCGCGCGGGCGACAATGGCGTCGGCGACAACCGGCACGCGCAACGGAAGCTTGTACGCGGTGCACAAGGCCTTGCAAAGGGCCACTGCAGACTCCACCTGGGCCGGCAGGAAGTCCGCGTGGAGCATTCGGCGCCCGTTTATCGTCTCGGCCGTCATGGGGCGCTCGAGGCCCCTCTGCTCGTGCCTAGCGTGGTTGATTATCTCGATCGCGATGGTATCGGCGTTGGCGCTTGTCACGCCGTCGTCGAGGCGACCAGCATGCGCGCACAGGCTGTTCGCGTCGCAGTACTGCCAGACCTTGCCGGCAGCATCGACGCAGAAGTGAACGCTTAGCTGCTTCTCAAGCAACGTGTCGTAAACGCGCCTGGAGTCTCCGGTGCCGCCCGTCCAGTGCAGCACCACCTTGGTAGTCTTGGTGCGAGTGGGGAGCCTGCCAAAGCGCATCCCGTGGTTCCACCACTCGAACACGTCCACCTCGCAGGGGACGTCTTGCCCGTTAACGACCAGCACGTCGGGCTCTCCTGCGAGCTCTAACGCGCTCTGCGATTACTTGGATAATCCCGACTACCTCGCGCACGACCGGGAGCCATACGGTTACTTTGCCTGGTGTCACGAGTCGCCCCTGCCGGTTGCTGGCCCAAGGTCGCCTGCGCGCCTGATTGTCTGTCCGCCTACGAGCAGCGCCACGAGCTGGCGAACGTACTCTGCTTGGTCGGCTGGCAGGTAGCTCGCCGCGACGTACACCGCGATACCGGCCAACACCGTCAAACCCTTGATTAGTCTTGGATCCATATCAGTCACCCCATCCGGCTATTGCCTGTAATCCGACGCCTATATATTAGCAGCCCACCATGCGACCGCGCTGCATATCGCGGCGGTAGCAGCGACGGCCCCTGCGCTCCACGCCTTCGCCCGGCCTACTTCCTCCTCCAGGAAATCAATGCGCTCGTCAATCTCGTCTAGTTCGTCTACGTCGATCGTGAGGCGCACGAGTTGCTCTTCGATTCGAGCGACTGCGACCCTTACGTTGGACACGTCACGCGCGATATCCTCAAGCTTGCCTTCAATATCCATATATTACCCCCATGCAGGCGATCGCGTCGCGATAGATGTCTGGTCTAGAGGAGAGCCACGCTGAAGCACCACTCCGCCCACGGAGTCCGTGATGTCTCCCAGCGCCAGCTGCGGCGTCCACATGCGCGACGCAGGCACAGACGGCATGTCGACGATACGACGCCCGCGCTGAGTCGCAGACCACCACTGCGCCACGTCCTGAGCGCTGGGCACTCCTAGCCCGTAGGACGAGCCGTAATAATCCAGGAACCCGTTCCCGAGTCCGGCGCGCCCAACGTACAGAGTGTGCCCGTCCGTCGGGATGTCCGTTGCGATCGCGGTCCCGTCTCCCACCTGACTACCCTGCACGTAGAGACGGACCCTCGATCCGTCGTGGACTCCGACCAGACCGATTACGGTGTCTATTACAGGAGCGACACCGGGAGAATGCACGATCCCGCCCCCGGCATCGGAGCACGAAAAGGTCAAATTGCCCGCAATATTCCTGAATTGCCACCTAACCGACCCCCCGTTGAAAGCGAAGGAGATCATGTCCCATGCCGGCGAGTTTATTTTGACGACTGCCGACACGAAAAACCCACCGGGGTCCCCCTGGGCACCGGACTGGCTAGTCGTCTCCAGGTATACGCCTCCGTCGAGCGATCCCACTCCGTACAGAGTCGCCCTGTTCACCCTAAGTCTGAGGTCTATCCGCCTCATATAGAGACAACCTTTATCTCGGTCACCCAGGAGATAGTCGTTGCCGCCGCCCCGATCAGCTGAGTGCCGACGAAATTCCCCGAAACAAAAGTGGAAGCGTCCCATGCGGGGTTGCTTTCGACCGACGAGTGGACCACCTCGGCGCCTTGTCGAGTCGCGCCCCCTCCGCTCCGGAAAAAAAGAGACTCCTTCTCGTACAGGGCCCGATCCGACGATGCCTTGGCGATCACCTTAGCCCGATATCTGGCAGCTGTTAGGTTTTGCAAAGGGAAAAAAGCAGTGTTCGAGGAGACCCCGGACGTGGTTATGTTCTCGTACACGAGCTCTACGTCTATCCCCGTCAGCACCGCCGCGTCGATGCTTATCTGAGGAAGATTCAGCGAGCCATCGCATCGCATGCCTCTGATGTACAGCCCGGAGATCGCCGGTGATCCGTCTATAATCAACCCGTATCTGTGCTTAGGAGAAGGCCTGGTATCTACAGACTTGTTGTTGATCAGGGCTATGCGCGAGTGCGCAGCCCCGCCGATGTAAAATCCGGAACCCGTACTCAGATCTGCAACGTTGTTGTCTACGGACGTGTTCCCTTCTAGGGTTATGTCTGCCCCGATCGATCCTCCTAGGATAAAGCCGCTGTAGCCGTTCAGGTATGCTGTGTTTCCTCGGATTTCGCCGTGCGAGTCATTAGAGACGCTGTACCCCCCGAGCGCGTTCGAGTGGCTCACGTTATCTACTATTATGACCTTCCCGTACACGACGCTCGACCCGTTAGCCCACTCTACGCCGTGCCCGCCGTTGCTGTACGTGTGGTTCCCCTGAACGATCGCATGCCTGGGCGAGCGCTCCGTGCCTGCTCCGCCGGAGGTGGCCAGGTAGATCCCTGGTCCTTCGTTGTTATACACAGAGTTGGCTACGACCTTGACGTTGTACCCGCCGTTTATCTGGATGCCGGGAACGGTCCCGTTGCCCGGAACGGTCCCGTTGCCTGTGCATCTTCGGATTATATTGCCAGTTATCACCCCGTTTATGGCCTCTGTAGTCCAGTTGATCCCGGACTTTGTTGTATTCTCTATCAGGCAGTTTGATATGGTACCCTGAGACCCGATTCCGCCAAGGGACCCAGCTGACACGCTGATACCGTTGACCCCTTGCGGGGCTGCTTCAGTCGGCGTTCCGCCGTTGAAAACCCTTACTCGATCAATCAGGAACCCAACGCAGTTGTTGATCTGGAGTAAGGCCGCGTCTAACTGGCCCTTGAGCGATCCGTCGATCGCCAAGTCTCTTACGTGAACTCCTGTGATTGGAGAGGCTGGGTTCTCGAACAGGATCGGCAGGAACCTGCTGGCAGACGGGTTCACCTTTATGACTGATCCCCATCCACTCCCGCTGAGCGTGATGCCGCGAGTGATAGTGACGCGAGACGATATTAGGTAGGTTCCGACGGGGAAAAACAACTCGCCTCCCGTAGGAGTCCCAGCGATGGCCGCGACCATCGCCAGCGTGTCATCGGATACGCCATTGCCACTGGCCCCGAACCACCTTACGCTGACAGATCCGGTGAACACGCGCTTCCACCGCCCGGCAGGCGCAGATCCGAATACGGTCCCGCCGTCCACTGCAGTCGTCGATGCGACGTCCCACACGAACTGTCCACCACCACCGTCGCCACGCGCCGAATAGCCGTCGCACGTGAGCGACGCCCTGTCTACAGTGCCCGCTAGGCCGCTCAGCGCGGTGCACAGTATCCCCAGCGCGCCAGACAACACGGTTACGTCTGTCTGCTCCGTGACCGGGTTGTCCGCGACGAGAACGCCGTCTCCGACGTAGTTTATCTTCTGCCGTACAGGCACCGGAACGCCGTCGTTTGAGAGTTCCTTCAGTCCGATCAGGTTGTCGAGCATACTCATGGCGTCACCCGTTCCCGATCAAGCTGTCAGCAAACTGTACCTCGACCCAGTTCAGGTTCGTCTGAGTTGCCCCGAGAGTTGCTGCTGTAAAAACGATACGCTGCTCTGCCTGCGATCTCGCCGCGGACACCGATATAGCACCGGATGATAGGACCGCGCCGCCGGCTACGATGGGCCCGGTTGCCAGTAGCGTCGTGGTCTCCACCGTCGCACCTGTGACAGTGTTCGGTATGCGCGTGCTAATCGATAGCAGCGGAGCTCCTCCGGCCCCTGGGACTCCTGTGATGGTAATGCCGACTCGTATGCGCGTGATCACCGCGCCGCTTGGCAACTCGGTCATCGGGATAACGAGCACGGCGGCATCTATAGTCGTCAGGGAGTTTCCGGCAGCGTCTACGGTCCAGTTCAGGCCTGCGCCAGCAGCTGGGCTAACGTATCTCAGGGTTGACGGCGACCCGACAACATTTATAGGAGACGAAGCGCTTACCACCGAGGTGTCCAGAACGCGCCAGCCCAGCGACACAGAATCGCTGATCACCTCGACGCTCGATCTTGGGCCTAGCGCGTAGTCTGAGCTGCCCGGACACAGGATGCGATTGGCGGCGGTTTCTCCGCCATCTATGTGGCGCAGAGTTACCGTGTTGGCCGAGTCTATATTCACGATCGTCTTGCGCTTCACGACCGCCGACGCGTCGAGCCCAAGCAGCACGAACCCTGGCCCAGTCGGGTTTAGTCGTACCACGTCCGCAGTGGACCACCCAGCGGGGGAATACGCAGACTGATTTGCAGACAACGTGATCGTCGCGGTCTGCTCGGGTGCGTCGGCGCGAGATTTTGCGTTCAGCGTGCGATTTGCGAGAGACTGAAATGCCGCCTGAATACTCGCCGCGGTACGCGCGTCGCCTCCCGAAGGCACCGTGATCGTCGGCGAGAACGTGTTTACGTCTACTAGATTTAATGGCATGCCATCACCCTATCGCCAGCTGCGCCGGCCCAAAATCGTCCCATAGACCACCGTCGTCCCATATACCCGGAGGATAGTCCCAGAGCTCGCGATCGCCCGTGAGCAACACGACCTCGCCGCGCGTATGAGCGGCGTTCCACTCGCCCGGGATCAGCCTGATGTCCTCGACATCTTGCACAGACAGCGCGGAGTCCCAGACCCCGCCGTCGTCCCATGTCCCCGAATCGGCCCATCGGCCGTCTGACGCCACAGGAGTCGGCCACTCGTAGAATAGCCAGAATCTCGCCCATTTCTGCGGCATATCGTCGACATTGAACGGTATGGTGTCCGTGGTGACTACGCCTTGCGCGGTCATGCTGTATCGCTTGCCCGACCGATACACGAGCTGTACCGGGAATGCTGCGGGCGAGTAGTGCGCGTAGATCTGCGCGAGCATAGCGTACGGTCCGCCGCGAAATCGGTGGGCGTCGAGCCAGCCGCGCAGCCTGGACTCGTAGACGGCGTCGGGTTCGGCACGCCCACGCGACATGCGACGGTCGCGCCCGATATACGAGAGAGCCTCCGACGGCGCGGAGCCTGGATAGCGCAGCTTCACAGCCTCGACACAGGCGTCCGCAAGCGCGTCCAGGTGGATGCCCACGGAGTACAGGACGCGCTGGCCAACCGGCCCCTGTAGCCACCTAGGGGACAGCTTGCGCAGCGAGTCGCGGAATGTGATTTCGCCGCTCATACTCGCGCTCGCGCGGTGATTGACGCTGCGACGATTGCCCCCGACACAGGCACCTGGGTTCCAGTGAGCACTAGATCGGCCGCGGGCAGGTCAAGCGTGACGTGATAAATGGCGTCCACTGCGCCGCGGATTACCGAGACGATCGAATCGAGATAGACGGCCCCAGGGCCCACGCCGATCATGTCGCCGCCGATCGGCACCGAGGAAAAGTAAGTCGCCAAGGCCGCTTCGATGGCACCGCGTAACGCGGTCTCGGACAGCCCAGAATCGCTGTACATGTAGAGCCGGTAGGTCACGTTGACCAGGAGAGCATTGGCGCTCAAAACGGTCGCTGTGACCGCCAGCGGAGCCGCATTCTGCTGGATTGCTGTGTCCACAATCGCGAGGTCTGGCGCGGTCAATCCACCCGACGCCGTTGCCACGTAGGTCACTACGGCACCGAAGCCGTCTGCCGTCGACAGCACGCGCGTCACGCCGATGCTCGTGCCATCCGCGCGCACGGCGTTGCGGGCAGCGTAGGAGTACGCGTCCCACGGACCAAACGGACTAAGTGAGCCGAGCTTCTCGCGACATCGGATACGCAGCGCCGAATCGAGCTCGTCGTCGAGGCCTACGAGAGCGCCAGCGTTCGAGCACGTCACGCCGGTCAGCGTCGTGACCATTACGCTAATCTGCGTGGCTACAGCGGTGCCCAGGGAGCCCGCCTCGACCGCCGCAATCGCCACGACGAGACTGGACACGGGGAGCAGGGTGAAAGTCGCCGTGTTGCGATACGTCGCTCCAGTGTCTGGATTGGACACGATCAGGTCGCCTGGGTTCAGCGTGTATGTGCCTCCCGAGGCGTTCGTGAGTGTCACGTTGCCCGCTGCGAACGTCGCTAGCGTCCGCTCTACGCCGTAGACGTAGCGCGCCGTTAGCGTGAGCCAGCCTGATATTGCGAGGTCGAGGAATGCGCTTTGAGCGAGCCCAGCTATCAGGCTCGACAAAAACGCGAGCACGATACTCACTGCGTAGACGATCGTACGGACAACGCTACCCGTCTTCCACGCGGTCGTGTTCACCCCGACCGTTTCGAGCGTCGCGTATATGCTCGCGCGAACTTCGGCGCTCGTGACGGGTGTGACTAGATCGGATATCGCGAGCATTAGCCAACCTCGGAAGCTAGTTTGCCGGTCGAATCGACCGAGAAAACAAGGGAAAACTGGCCTATTGACGGGTCACGCGCGACGCATTGCGCAGACACGTCCAGCGTCGACGTGGCGGACGTGTACGTCGCAGATACCGTGGCAGACAGCACGCGGTCATCGCGCGTTATCTCCTCGCGCACGCTGGCCTCGACGCCGCGTAGCCCTTGCTGCGTCGTGCCCTCGCTCAGTAGGCCGGCCACGTCGATCCCGTAGTTGGGGTCGTCGTCGATGCCTCCCAGGAATCCACGCGGAGTCTGTAGCCTGCGAAGTATAGACTCGCCGATGCCCGTCACGGACGCCTGTGAGGTCTCTGTGAGCCTGACCGACAGGTCTGTGACGCATGCCATGTCTACGCCGTATCCGAGCGGACCCGTGGGCGCAGGGACTATCCTGGACAAAGCGGCGAGCTCGAGCGCCACGAAATCGGACATCGCAGTCATGGCGTCACCATAGCACCGTGCGCGTGGCGGATCATGCGATCCTCACGACTCCCGAGCCGCTTGTAATCTCGCCGTACGCATACGGGTCTAGCCAAGTCACCGTGCCCGTGGCCGGAGATCCTCCGATTGTGCCCTCGAATGACCCGGTAGGCATCGTGACGCGCACCGTGTCCGATTGTCGTGCCGCAGCGGGCCCGCCCACTCCACCGAGCTCCAGGGCCGTCGGGGCGTGTCCGGGGCCGCCACGCCCCACGTAAGACTGGATGTACGGCTTACGCCGATCCCCCTCGACGAACCCCACGAGCACCTCGCTCCCGAGCGCCAGCGTCGCGTGCGTGCCTGGCACACCGTGCCACTGATCGATCGGTAGCAGATCGGGCAGTCCAGCGGACTGTGAGGCTACCTGGAGCTCCACGCGGTACACGGACATGCGGACCACGCGGTACGGGTAGACGCCCCATAAGCGCTCCGAGTCGGCAGCGCGGGCTATCGAGCGCAGCATGCCAGCTATGCGCGTGCCGGAGCTAGGGACCCCACACCACGCGACTATCACGCGCTCGGTGGGCGTGACGCGGATTTCGATGTCACGCGCGACCAGCTCCTGCTCGCCCACGCGTATCGTGGAGCCCACGGGGATCAGCGCGAGGTCGTCGACATGGAGCTCCACGCGCCCGCTGCGAGGCTCGTATCCGGCCACTGCGTATCGAGTCGCGTCCGGCGTGGACAGTGGTCGACTCCCGACGTGGGTAAGCCCCAAGTAGTCGACCCACCACTGCGTAGCGCCTATGGCGTCCACAAGGCTCGCCGCGGCCAACCCTGACGGCCTGACGTAGTGCGTGCCGAGCCTGGCGGACGCGGGCGAGAACGAGCCAAGGGACTCGCCCGTGGCCCTGGCCAGGTCTTCTGCGACCGAGGAGACCTTGATCCCCGCGTCGTTCGCGTAGTCCTGTGGGGACAGGGACACGCGCCACCCGTTCGCTCCTCCCACGACACGGAGGGAGCGAGTGGTGCCAAATATTCCGGCTCGCCCTGCGTCCACTGTGCCAGACAGGACGAGTGTCTCGCCGATCGCCACGGACACTCGTCCCGTGAGCGCGGAATCGTCGTCCACCTCGATGTCCGCGAACCATGGCCCAGTCCATCCCACGGTGAGCCTCATGGATGACACCGGGAGACCATTTATCGTGACACTGCTCATTTGCTCAGCTCGTTCAGCGTGTTTTGCAGAACCGCCGTTTTTGTGATCACTTCCGCGTCTACCGCGTCTACCGCGTCCACTTGCGCGGGCTTAGGCGCCTCGACTTTGGCCTGCGACGGTTCAGGAAACCCCTTGAACTCCATAAAGCTTATCGTCAGGTAGTAACCGCCAAACGTATCGTGTTCGAGCTGCGACACGCTCAGCACAACGCACGATGTGACGCCTATTGCTGACAGCTGTGGATGCGATATCGTCAGCGCGTTGTCTTTGCGCTGCTTGTCAGGAGCACGGTCTATGAGAGATCTCCAGACAGTAAGATCCGCAAGATCCTCACGCGTGAATAGGTGCAGTCGAACGGAAAACTTAGCAAGCTCTCGCTTTTTGAACAACATTCGCGCGCCTGTGAAATAAGGCGCCTCCTGAATGTGGTAGTCGTAGTTCGCGCGCGCGTCTGACACCTCGGCAATACCTGGGCTTTTTTTGCCACCGAGTACGACGTAGTCTTGCGGGCTATCCCAAAGCTCGACGCTCACGACGTTGCTCCGATCTGCACCTGGATACCTGACAGCACGTCTTCGAGGGCCGCGCGAATGTCCTGAGCTATCGAAGTCGCATCGGTAGCGCTCGTGTGAATGTTGACCGCCTCGATTCGTATCGTCGGCCTAGATGCGGACGCCCGCGAGCCCTGTCGCGCGGTAGATGGCGCGCTTGGCGGCGTCACCATCGTAGATACGCTGCGGTCCAGTGACGACTTGCCAGCTTCAATACCTGACTCGACACCGCGCGGAAGTTGAACACCGAGCTCGGCAAACTCACGCGAGGGGCTGCGAATACCAAGGGAAGACTTGAACGCGCCCATGGTCTGGTCGGCGAGGCCAGTGATCGCGTCTAGTACCCATTTGGCCCCGGATTTTATTCCGTCGACTATACCGAGAGCGATTGAACGGCCGAGCTCGGGCCAGTCCGTGCTTTGAAACAGCCGAATCAGCCCGTATGTTGCAGCAGCCACGCCCACCAGCACCGCGGCGAACCCGATGAATGGTGCGGCCAACGCGTATCCAGCGGCCACCATGCCAGCTAGCACTGCGAGTCCCGAGTAAAGGACCGGCAACAACGCCACACCCAGGAGTCCAATGGCGACCGTGGCAGCTCCAAGCGCCGTAGCCACGCCATACACGGCTATTTTGCCGAGCGTGAGCGCGCCAGTCGCGTCGTCCATGAGTCGTGGCAGCTGGATTCCGAAAGTGCGCTTGAGCCACAGCGCGGATTTTGCGATTGCGATCGTGATGTCGAGCGCGCCGATCGCCATGCCCTGGAAAAACCGCTTAGCCCCCGATGTCGCAGACTCTAGGCCGCCAATAAACGGCTGAAAAACAGCGCCAATGACGACTCGCAACGCTTTGCCCGTCGCAGTGAACTCGGCGAACAAGTCGGCAACGGACTTGAGCGATCCCAAGAAGCCTTCAGTCTTCAAGCCGTCAAAAAGCGTCGAAAACGACTCCGAAAGCTTCTCGGATATCACGGGTAGCGAGAGCATCTGCTTAGCCGCAATGCCTCCTAGGCGCGCGCGAACCTGGTCCGCGAACTTGCGTACTGATCCTCCTGCGAGTGCGATGTTGGCAGCCGTACCAGTCCACGCTTCAGCAGACGCGTCGCCCAGCACAGATGCCTTGAGCGCGCTCACTTCGAGCGCCTGCGATAGGTTGTCCCCGCGTAGCCCGGCCTTGTAGAGCTGCGTGGCGTAGCCCGCGATCTCACTGCGCCCAATCGCGCTGGACGAGGACACGCGGTCGATAGCGGACTGCAGCTCAGTCGCAGATCCGGCCGCTATGCCCCATACTGATCGCCGTTTTGTGAGCCCCTCTAAGCGCAGGAGCTCGCTGCGCCGCGCGTCCGCCTGGGCTATACCGTACTTGATAAGCGCGGCGCCAGCGGTCACAGCGGCTGCCGTCACGAGAGCCAATGCGGCCGCCGTGGCCACGATTCCCAGACTTACCGAGCCTCCCCCGGTCAGCAGGCTACGAATCGATCCAAGGCGCCCTGCGACGCCGCCTAATGGGCCGCCTAGCCCCTGGGCCTGCGCCTGCATGCGCGCCATTGCTTCGGCGTACCCGCTTGCCGGGCGCTTGCCGCGCTCGAGGGTCCCGCCGAGATCGATTACGCTCGACTGCGCGGCGGCAATGCGCTCCTTTGTGGCGTCGATTTGAGTTTGTAGCTTCTTGATTTGATCGACGTTGGCTGAGCTCGATCCTTTGAGGTTTTTTTGCGCTCGCTGCAGCTGCGAGAGTGCCTTGGTATCCGCCGTGATTGAGGCGCGTAGGCCTTCGAGGGCTTTTACGGCGGACTCGGCAGCTCCCGACACGCCGTCTTCGAGATTGATCTGAAAAGTGGCGGTATCGGCAGCCATGTCATTCCCTCGGCGCGGTCAGGAGCTTGCGTATCGTCGGCAGTTCAGCGAGCATTTCGGCCAAAAACAGCGCCCCTACGTTCACGCTTACCTCGTGCTCGTCGTCCCTGAATGAGTCCGCAGACAGTAAGGCCAGGAGACTATGCGCTACGACCGTCAGGTTTTTTTGGCCGGCCAGCCGTAGCTCACCTATTTTTTTTGCACCTCATTTGTGCGCGCACCAGCCATTTCAGCCACCGCGCTCGCGCATGTGGTCAGAGTCATCGGCTGATCGTCACAAATCTCGGAAAACCGAGCTTTCGCTGGATGTAGCAGTGATGGACTGACCAAGTCGAAAAGTTCCTTTTCTCCGGTTTTCCCGGATTGAATGAACCTTTTCCAGACTATGGGCTCTGAGCGTTTGAGCACGATTGCTCCGAATGGCGTGCGCACGACGCACACACGAAGCTTCCCTGGCTCGGACTCGCCGTGGACGTATGAAGTGCCGTGCTCTGCCTCGATCCGCTCGATTGACTCGTCATCTGCGAGGCCCTGGCGTTCGGACTCGACGGCGGCCTCGACGGACTCCAGCGCGGAACGGTGTGCGCGTGCCTCGGCCAATGCCAGGCGCTTAGCGCGGATTGTGTCGATTTCAGACATTTAGAATGGACCCCTTGAGGAATCAAACAACGTCTTGCCGTTGCGGAATATCGCCATGCAGTCGATTGCAAAATCGGTCATGGCGGCATCGGGCCCCTCGGCGTTGGACTCCGTGACGCCAGCGATACGGCAGCGGTCAAGTATCACGGTTACCGGGACGTTGCCGAGCTCGATGTATTGGATCACGGTCTGGAAAGTAACGGTGCCGTAGCTTAGTCCGTTCAGCGAACGCAGAGACAGCGCCGTAATGAGCGACTGGGCTGAGTCGCGATACGCAGTGAGCTTGGCTTCGTCTGTCTCGTAGCGGCCCCTCGTGCGACCACGAGCTCCCTGGGCGACGCCTAGTCCGTAGCCCTTGGACATCACGAGCTTGTCGCCGTAGTCGACGGCCGTAAATCCCGTGAATGGCTCGCCGTCGAGCTTCACAGATATCGAGCCGAAGCTCAACAGATTGCCGTTTACCCTAATCGCGTCTGGCATGTTGACTCCTTACGCCGTCACTTGGAGGGCCGGATTTGCGAACCCTACGGACACGTTGATGAACTCGACGTATCCCAGCGGGATAACGCGCGCGTCGCCTGTGAGTGTCGACGTAGACAGTATGTTGTCCGTACGCGACAGTGAGAACTGGCAGGCCGAAGCCTTTGGCGTGGCGAGCAGCGCGGATTCCATCGCTGACAAGGCGCCAGCTTCGATTTCTAGGGCTTCCTCCTCCAGAATGAAGCCAGTCACGCCGTCCACTCGTATCGGCTGATTCAGCCGGCGAACGAAGTACGCGGCGAGTACGGACTCGGCCAGGTTGATCACGCGCCTGTGAGTGACCAGCTGGAAGTCTGAACCGCTCGCCGAGAAGATGCGCGGTCTCGTTACGTAGACGCCTTGCGGGCTGTCGCCGAACGTTCGAAGCGTGTAGAACCGCGCATCGTCGAGGCCAGGACTGATGTACTCGTTGTGATACTTGGGGTTTCCGTTCGAGTCCATGACGGTCACTGGTAGCGCGCCTAGGTTCACCGATGCGGTGTTCACCTCTTGACTTACGCCGGCCTCGAGCGAGCCGGCAAGTACGCTGATAGACTTCATGTACTGGTTACCGGACACCCCGGACGTCATCTCGCAAGAGCCCGCGGTTATCGCGCCGTACGTCGTAGCCTTCGCCGCGAAGGCAGACGACAGCGATGCGAGGTAGGTCGCCTCGGACTCTCCGATCGTAGGAATGCGAGCGCCTGCGACGTATAGGCGAAATCGATTCTTCGCGCGCCAGCCCGTGAAAATAGGCTCCAACGTGTCGACGTCTGCAGCGGCGAGCGCGCCAACAATCTCCACGATGTCCCACGCGATCGAGCTGTTTCCGAGCGCCGTCAGAGCAGACGACAAACTCCCCGAGTTCCACTTCGCGCCGATCGTGCGGAAGGAGAACGAATACCCCGCGCCGATAGTGCCGGCGGCGAAGTTGATCACGACTCCACTGTTCGGGATCGTGAACGTGTTCGCAGTCAACAGCGCTGTCACGGCGGAGTAGTTACGCCCTCCATCGAGCGAATACCTGAATGTGATTCCTGTAATTCCAATCGTTCCAGTCGCGACCGCTGTCCACACGACCTCGTAGTCGTCGACCGGGGTCACGGGAGTGACAGATACAGTAGGAACACTGGTACCGACGCCGCCAGGCGCCAGAACAGGCGAGGTAGCTGTGCCATCCACGCTAGAAGCGGTCCTGACGAACGCGACGGGCTTGCCGGTCCTAAGGATGTGGATTGCGGCAGCTTCGACGCCGGCGCCATACCCGAATGCGGACACGAGGTCCTGGATACGCCCGAACGTCGCAGGCGTATCCACTGTGCCGGCGGAGCTCGTGCCTACGACGGCGAGTAATCGGCCAGCGGATTGCGGCAGCACCCCTAGGGCGCCGTCTATTTCTGTGAGTGTTACGGCGGGTACTGTCACGTTGCCTCCGGTATCGTGAGATTTTCGTCGCGGTCTAGCAGGGATACCACTAGGTCAATGTCTGAGTCCAATGGCGCCACTGCGTGCGCGATATCGGGGATCATAGAGTCGAGGCGTAGAATAGCACGTATGCAAGCCCCGTGAGGACGCCCGGACTTAGGGCGAACCCATTCACTGGACTGCACGGCGAACGTGCCGCGCGCGGCCAGGTAGACGGCCCTGTACCACGCGTCAAATAATAGTCTAGTGGCGGTGTACTGGGCGAGCTCTACAGTCGGCGCAGACGGGTCAAACGCGAACACGTCGACCGTGCAGAGCTCGGCGAGCGTGGCGAGTGGACGCGGGTTGCGGCCGGGTTGCTTGGGAGCTTCGATGGGCCCCAGGTTGCCGCCGAAGTCTCCTGGCATCCATGTAATGCGCGCTGTGACGGTCGCTAGGCGCGGTTGCTCTAGCCAGCCGAATGACTGGGCACATACTGTGGACTCGGCGGCGAATCGGGCCACCACGGCCTCGTAGAGCACGGGAAGCGCGAGGACCGTAGGCATCAATCGCCACCATCGGCGATGCTGCGAAACACATCAGACAGGGCTACCGCGATGCGCGCGGACATGCGCAACGGTATGGCTCGATTCGGCAGCACGCGGCGTTTAGTGCCGCCCTTGGCCGTGCCGTTGTTGTGGCGCGCCACGTGGCCCGACAGGGCCGCGAATACTCGATGTCCGATAGATGTTACGCGTAGTGATTTGCCGGCCGTCTTGAGGGCTTTACGGCCGTCCACGGTGAGTTCCCAGGGCTCGCCGTAGGCCGTGGTCGACGCGTCGATCGTAGACTGCAGAGACTCGCGAACCGCGACGGCAACCTTGGGAGCCGCGTTCGCCGGCATCGCCTGCAGCGCGCGAAGCTTTGCGATCATGCGACTCATGTCGGAGTCGCCGCTCATCGCGACGTGCCCTCGCCATTACCGTCCTCGGTCCTGCCACGAACCGCTTGCCGCGTAGTCCATACGTACGGGCTCGCCTCGCTGTACGATCGCGGAGCGGGCCTCGTGAGGCCGCTAGCGTCCGTGTCCGCGCGTAGCGGTAGGTCGTAGAGTCCTGTCTCAGCGTTGGCCGCTTCGAGTACCTCGGCCTTCGCCGCAGTCGCATCGGCGAGCATCGCCACGTACTGGTCGTCCACGGGGTCAATGCCGCGACGCATGAGCACGCGTGCGTCTAGGATGCGCGCTGCCCATGACTGTATAGCTAGCGGATACGGAGCCTCGAAGGGCGTCACGTAGCGCTTGGACAGACGTGCGTCGATCTCCAGTGCGGACACGAGGTCGATCTGTTTCTCGACCCATCCTGGGTGTCTAGTGGCGACCTCCGAGATCCACTCCAGGGGTAGAGTCGAGCAGATCTCGTAGGCCGCAAGATTTGGAAAGTACCCCATTTGCCCTCGATTCGCGCGGATAAATGGGGCGCGTGCCCCAGCCTAGCTCACGTTGCGCGGCAACGGAACACGAACTCAGGGCGACCGGGAGCGACCACTGCGCGACCGGCACAGGTCCACTGGAACGTCCTGCTACGGGCTAGCTCGGCGCTTGTCATGGGGCCGTGGTACTGCACGGTTACAGGCTCGCGATTCAGGTAGATGGCTCCGCCAACTTCGGTGCCTACGGGCGCGCAGAAAATGTAATATGCCGTGTCGCTTAGCAACTCGGGAGCCATGATTGTCTCGATGTTAAAATCGCTGATTACGGCCTGTATATCAGTGGATCCTATGGACGAGCCGCCGACGAATCGCGACTGGCTCGCGATCAGCGCCTGTCTGTACAGACTCGGGGAGCACACGAGGTATTTGGGCTCCATTCCGCGCGGCGTCACACCGTCGGTGGAGACCAGGCTACGGATGTAAGCGATCGCCTTGCCAAGGTTGGCGTTGGCCACTTCGGCGGTTCCAGTGATAGGCACGGCCCCAGGGAATATGCCGCTTGCGGCGCCTGTGAGGTCGTTGGCAAATGTGCCGTTCGAGCCCCCGAACATATTGGGATGGGCCGCGTTGAACAGGCTCAGGCCGTCGTAGCATGACGCCGAGCCGGCGAGCAGCATTGCGGCAAGCTTGCGCTGCGGGAACAGCGCAGCCTGAACGGCGATCTTAGAGGACCAGTCGGCAGACTTGGTAAGCCCGGCTCCGTCAGAGTCCTCAAGCTCGCTTCGGAGCACCTTGAGACCGGGTGCGTCAAAAAACTGCGGGGTAAGATCGATGCGGCCAACGGTCTGATCCTCAAACCGAACGTTGCCTTCGGTCGAGTAATCCATGGTCCCGCCGGTCAGCAGGAAGTGAAGGTGCTCGGCCGATGCCGTGGACGGGAGCTCCTTGAGCACCTTGTCGGCCCAGCGGTTTTTGAGGGCGCCCGCATAGGCGTCCTCGCTGATCGTGCGCATGTTGTCTTCGATGCGCGTCAAAAATGCTGTAGATAGTGCCATGGTCGATTATCCTTGGAATCTTGCGGCCAACTCGACATAGACCGTGGCACCAGCGCCACTGCCGACTAGACCCCATACGCGCCCGGCGACAGACTTTCCAGTTCCCGTCATGGACACGTCTGTTGCAGAGTGCAGGTACGTCAGGGAGCCAACGTCGTCGTCAGCTACCGGGCCCGTTGCCGAGCTAACCATCGGAACGACCTCGACGGGAGCGAAAAGGCGCACGAAGATCGTAGTCACTCCATCGCCAGTGGCGCTCGACTCGAACACGCCGATCGTAAGCAGCGTAGTAGACACCGATGCTGGAACGAGCGACCCGTCGGAAGTGTCAATGCAGGCTACTTGGCCTTTTTCGGCGACTGCCGCATTTTTCAATACGCGCTCTAGACGCGTCCAGACCTGAGTCTGTATTACTCTCGCAGCCATGCTTACGCTCCCTTCCGGGCAGCGCCCAGAATCAGACTGTGTTCAGTGCGGACTGTGCCAGTGGACTTTTGAGCTCCAATGCCCATGAGGGCATCAGCGCGCTCGAACTCAGGACTCGTGGATCGCGCGTTCGCCTGTCCCTCCCCGAGTGTGAGGGTAGTGGCCGCTGCTGTTTTTGCCGCGAATTTAGCGCGTCGCGGCAACGCCCCGACAATCGCGCGCACTTCGGCGAGCGGTTTGGTTCGCAGCACGTCGACGAGCTCGGGCCCGAGGTCGTCTCGGCTCGCCAGTAGCGCCTTGCGATCGTCTGACTCGCGCGTCGCTGTTAGCTCGCCGATGCGCGCGCTCAGCGTCTGCACCTGCTGGGCGAGCTGGGCGACCATGGACGCCTCGATCGTTGACTCGTCCGTGGGCGCAGCGGGCTCCACTTCGCCGGGCTCCTCGGGCTCCGCAAGCTTGGCCACAGCAGCCTTCGCCATACCCGCGTCTTCCCCCTCGCCCTTAGCCATGTCGGCTAGAGCTGTCATCAGTTCGCCATATGTCATCTCTGACGCTCCTGGCCCGGACAGGGCCGCTAGAAACTCACGGTAGCCTAGCACAGCATCCACCAACATGGCGGATCGCGCAGACTCACCCACGCACACGGCAGCTTGGAGTGACCTAGCGTCTAGACCTCTAGCAGACTGCACGTGATCGAAAAACACTGCGGCAATGTCGTCTACCATGCGCTGCCTCGCAGCTATTTCACCGTCATTCACTGCGACGTATGGGTGACCGTCGGCTTTACGCGCGCCGCTCGCGATCACCGAATACCGCACGCCTGACGCGTCATTCGCGGCGGAAACGTCCACGCGACAGTCGACCACACCTATGGATCCTACCAGGCCCGTAGAGCACGTGGTGATTGACTCTGACGCGCATGCGATTGCGTATGCGGCGCTGCAACACTGCCCGGACACATACGCGACCAGGCGCTTGTTTGACGCTGCGCAGACCTCGCGGATGGCGTCGGCTGCCTCAAACAGCCCGGATACCACGCCGCCGGGGGAATCGATGTCGAGCACGACGTAATCAGCGTCGGTGGCGCACGCGTCGTAGACCCTGGACACGATCGATTCGTAGCTCTCGCATCCATGTCCCGGTGCGTCTATCGGGCCGCGTATCGGGACAATGGCGATCGGCCCGGGCCCCCGTGTGTTCCCGACCGTGGGCGGGACGGTCGTACCGATCGCAGACGGATCGATCGCGAGTAGTCCTGTGCGCGCGTAAATCATGTCTGCCCCCCGGACACCAGTGATAGAGCTACCTGTTGGCCCGGTACAGGCTCGACCAGCGGGATACCGTACTGCGCAGCGATCGCGCGAACATCGGGCCTTAGGCCGGCTTTTGCGAGCGAATCTATCAGGCTGCCGATGGCGGTCGCGGTCGTTTGCAGCGCTGCGGCTTCGCGCGTCTTGTCCGCTGCGGGAGTGACGTCCCATTCAACCTGCGGCGATTGCGATAGGTCGATGCTGTCGAGGTCTGCGCCGAATGCCGCAGCGAAATAGTAAGGCAGAACCTGAGTGTTCACTGTGTACGCTAGAGCATCGGCGGTCGCTTTGATCAGGTCGCTTCGAATCGCTGCGTGAATCGATGCGTTTGCGAACCCTGATCCGCCATCAGTCGTGACGGTCTGACCGGCCAAGCACGTCACAATGGCGTTGTTTTCGGCCTCAATCGTCTTGAGGAAGCACTCGTATCCGCGCCCATTGGACTCGACGAGCTTGATGTCGTAGCCCGGACGGATGCCAAAAACGGTGCTACGCCCCCAGTCGATTACGGACTGCAGCCACGACTCTGACGCGGACTCACTGGCCCCAGCCGGCGACACTGCGACTCGTGCGGGATTGGCGAGTGTGGACTCCCAAGCATCCTTGGACAGCTGGGCGTGAGACTTGCGTACGTAGCTGGTCACCAGGGCCCGCCATGCGCCCGATAGCCACGGCGCAATTGCGCCGCCTGGACGGTGCAGCACCCAGCGACCATTGCCCGGGTAAATGGGCAGCAGGCCAGCAGTCGATCGGTAGTACCAGAGATTTTCGGACCATCGGTAGACCAAAAACTCTGGGTCAAGCCGCACGATTGAGGGGAAAACCTGCCCCTCGGTCCACACGAGTTCGGCAACGGAAACACCCAAAGCAATGCCGTCCGCGACCATGGCGCTGATTTCGGCAGCCGGGCAGACCTCGTCGAAATCCGTGCGCGCGTAAGCGTGATCGTCAGTCAGTTGGCGCACCACGTCTGGGCGTCCGCGAAACTTGCGCGGCAGTCGAACGAGGCCATCGGTGCGCGTTGACAGCACGCCTGCAAGCACGCCGTCTGCTCTCGATGCGCGGAACAGTTGCGCAGCTGTGCACAGGTTGCCCGCGTTCGCCTCGTGCTCCGCACGCTCGATGTCTTCTAGGTACCACCGCGTTCCGCTGGTCGGCTGAAACTGGACTCGACCGTTATACGCGGCGCGAGCCTTCTCCACCGACGCGTCTCCCAGCGATGGAGGCAACGAAGCCGGTCTCGGCGACCAGCGAATCAGTCCGGTCAATACGTCCATTACGCCCATTATCGAC